AAGCTGGGGGCGCAGATGTATCCACGCCCCCAAAAGGTGCTTCTTTGCCTCCATACGTGATCTCTAACTGTACATTCCCGTTAGAGAGTTCTATCTCCCTGATCGCACCCACTGCAACCTCTTACTTGGTACCAAGATACAGGTTAATTTCAGCTGTAAAATTACCTCCAAAAGCTACTGGACCAGAAAGCCATCCTAGCTCTTGGAAGCTTACTGAAGACCCGTCCGCAGGATAAGTCCATGAGTAAACTCTACCTGCAATGTCAGTGATAGTGAATGTCTTACCAGCAGTATCACCAGACCAAGTGCCACCCTTGATCTTGACATTTTGAGTACCATTAGGAGTAGTTCCTGGGGTTGTGATCTTCCAGATACGACCTGTGTAGTCGTTAGCCATGGAATACTCCTTTCTTATGAGAGGTTGTAGTGAGCCTTGATAACGGCGCCGAAGAATTGGATCGTTCCTGCTGTACCACCAGTCAAATTAATGTTGAGAAGAACCTCAGTATCCGCTGCAACAATCATAGCCGCTGGAGAAATCACCGGCACATTAGTAGCAACTGGATGCGCCGCAATCGCTGTGGGAAGTGAATGTGCTCCCAGTGCAATCAGGTTTGTCACAACAGGATCAGCGCCATTCGTAAAAACTGTCTTCGTCAATCCGATAGCGGCCACTACTGCTGTGGCATCCGCAAGCACCTTGTAAATCACATCCACTGAGTCGATCTGAATACCTTTAGGCTGCGGGCCAGTAGATGCGCCAGCTAGTGTAGCAACCGCGATTCCAGGTGTGGGAGGAAATCCCTGATAGTATGGTGACACTGGATTCGGCAGTGCGAGTGGATCATTAGTTCCACTAACCACTGATGGTCCAGGTTGTGATGCCGCAGTACCATACTGCTCCTGATCATACTGTGGAGTCGCATATACTCCACTCCGAAGAAGCAATCCCGGCAATGAACTTACGAAGATCGAAGCATCTCCTGCGGGTACAGTCCGAAAAAGCAATCCCGGTGTAGCAATAGTCGCTGGCAAAGTAGCCAGTCCTGCAAGGTCAGTAAACTGATCCGCACCATAAAAAAGCTGCAAATCAGGAAACGGTGTTTTCGCTGTCCAACGTCCATCTGTTCCGGCCATTTGAATCTCCTATCCTGCCTTGAGAGGCGGTTCTGAACCTGCGTTGTATTAGATTAGGAAATCGTCAAAATCTTCCTGATATTGTGGATTTCTGAGCTTCTCTACTGGCACGAACTCTTCCTTGCCATCAGTCAGAACTTGTGCTATACGAGGTTCCCTGTTACCAAGAAGTCCTGGTATAGCATTTGAATCCTGACACTCCGGCCCAAGAAGTAACCCACGCTCCCATTTGCATACTGCGGTCTTAACTTTCTTATCACACCGATCACAGTAGTGCCAAGGACCTTTTAGGTAAGTATGCTTTAGTCCTTGTTGTCCAAAGAAGCTCATAATATCCTCAACTTGGTGGGAGAGTGCCGGAGCAGGGTCAAGCACTCTCCCTTTTCATGCCTTAATTCACCTTAGGAGGAGTTTCTGGCATGAAACTTACGGTCCCTGTGTGCCCCACACACCCTGCCAACGCGGGCACCATGCAGCGACGCGCATACGGGTCTTCTGCTTAATAGCATCCGTATCGAAGTCATCATCGAAGTCCGTTGTAGGAGCTTCGCGGTTGATAACTTCAAGCGCCGTATCCTGCTTCTCCGCAACGAGGAACCATGCGCTCGGAGAATTGAGCCACGGCACTTCGATGTTCTTGTAGTCTTCAGGAAGCAGGGAGTTGATGGTGTTATCAGATGTATAGGGTTTGCCAGGAGAACCGAGGATTTCCCTAACAAGGAACCTCAACTCAGGAGGAGTGACAAGATTCTGCCACTTCAGTCGAATTGGGAAGCCCATGTTATCAATCATACGTGCCGCGTGGTTAGTGGCGAGCTGCAAACCAGCTACCGAAAAGTCCACGTCAATCGCGGGGCGGTTAGGATACGTACCAGGCGCACTAATCACACCCGCAACACCAGGAGCGATTTGTGTAGCCTGCGCGCCGCCAAGAAGTGCATGTTGGTTGTAGAAAAGAGGATTGCCGTCAAACGTGGTAATCGCGCTAGTAAAGCCCTGATTAAACACGTTAAAGGCAATCATTTCCTTAGTGAATGCCGCCGACCTAGCAAGAAGCTTCGGTCCCTTCGGACCCACAAGTCCATACTGATCATCATCATACAGTTCCTTGGAAGTTCTAATCCCCAAGGAGTAAGTGAGTGGCTCGACGCGCTTTGAACCACCCTGAATCATCTCAGTATAGTAAGTAGAAGCATCCTCTGGCTTCTCCAAAAGAACAGAGATACCAGCCATTTCCAGTTCCTGCTCATACTGAGACTTCGAGTTAACTTCGTGAAAGAGCTTCGGATAGTCTGAAGCCTTCAACGCACTATCGAGGCTATCAAAGTAGATTTTCCTTAGCCCCGTCTGCATTAGCTGCGGATATTTGGCTCGTACTTGTGGCATCGAAAATCTCCTTTGTTAGAGTACCTGGACCGCTGCGGCCAGGAAGACAAATGTTACAGGAGCATTTACATAGGAACCCAGAGGGAGTCCTACAACTTGAAGCACAGCAGATCCACCAGTCTTGTACTTGTCCACGTACCAATAACCGTTGGCATCTACACTAAGACCATAGGACACACCGATATCCGCATTCGTAGGAGTCCAATCCGCGGCAACAGTACCGTTTGAGTTATCAAACAGTGCCTGAAAGATATTAGCCGGATTGGGTTCCATATAAAGCGTTCTGCCGTCAGCAACCGGAGTGCCAATAGCAATGTTCTGCGCGTTAGGCTGGTTAGGGACGCTACCATAAGTCTGAATAGCAATCGGCCCCGTGATCCCGCCAAACGGCGGAACAGGAGCGCCAAGCCCGTCAGAACCTAAGTTCTGACCAAAACTCTCAGCAACGCCGAGAATTCCAGCAGCGTAAGTAGTACCATCCCATGCTTGTACAAAACCCGATCCTTCAAACTGAACAGGCGTTCCGAATTTAAAAGTCTGACCTGCCTTTTCAGGGAGGGCATTGGTAAACGGCGTCGTCCCCGCCTTCTCCTGAACTTGTCGAATCGGCAAATGTGTGGTTAGATTAGCCGCACCCATATGCTCTCCCTTTTATACTAGTTATGGCAGCGCCTGCTTCGCTTCCGGTTGTGGTTTAGAAACTAAATAGTTTCGTAGAACGAACCAACTTCAGGAGTACTTCCAGGTGCTAGATCGAAAGTACCCTCAATTTTAACTCGCGGAGGACGGTTCCTGTTGGCGAGTTGGTTAAGGGAAATTTGTAGCGCTTTCTTACGTTTCCCATAGACAATGCGTTTGTGCACACGCATACACACAACATCAGCGTAGGTATAATTCCCCTCACCATCAAACAGTAAAGGAAGCTTGAAATCAGGATGTATGTGTTCCTTTCTCAGAAACTCATATCCTTCAGCTTGAAGTTGCCCAATCCTACGCTGATCTTTAGCAGCCCACACGCACATATACTCTGCGTCCTTGAGCTTCATATTCATATAGTCTGGAATATCATGCTCAATCACTGGGATGTAGACTGCGGCACTCATAGCCTCAGCTTCGGTCAGCTTAGACCAATCCGGCTCCTTAGGCTTTGCATCTTCCTTACGCTTCGTAGCCATCTTAGCAAGAGCTTCATTAACTGCCGCCTCGATAGCTTCTGCTGGAATAGCTTGCACTGCGGGAGCCGCTGTTTTGAGTACGTCTACTACGGCAGTAGCATTTACAGATTTTGTAGTTTCATTAGACATATGCTACTCCCTCTTGATCAAGCATCTTCTTGTAATCATCCTCGGAGAAACCTAAGAGGCGTGCTGCTTTCTTTGCTTCCTCAGAGAGCTTTTGGTTTTTCTTATCATCAGCTCCAGTATCTCCTGCCGCGCCAACCGCTACAGAACCACCTGTCCCTGAAGCAAAGCGAGTCTTAATCTTTCCTTCAAGAATCTCCGCATTGTGCTTTCCTACAACAGTGTGATAGCAATTCTCAATGTTTGCAGGATTCATGCGGAAGTCTACTGCTTGATTTGCGAGAAGCGCATCCACTTCACGCTTGATATCACCATGATAATACTTAAACTTATCCGTATCCTCGAACAACTCACGTCGCACGTTATCCGCATGAACAGCTTTAATAGCCTGAGTCTGTCCTGCGGTAGCAAGTGCGATAGCTTCCTTCGTCTTACCAGCAAGCATCAAGGCTTCAATCTGCTCTTCCTGCGAACCCTCAGCCTCAGCTCTAGCAGCCGCGGCAGCTCTAGCAGCAGCGTCTTTCTTTTCCTTATCCGCTGCTTCTGAGGAGGAAGCCATAATACTCTTAAGCTCCTCCAGCTTAGCGTCTATCGTGCTAATCTTAGACGCCGCTTCTGAACCAGCCTTGATCTGGTTCACTAACTCATCCGGCAACTCCATTACAGGCTCGCCAGTTTTTTCATCCTTCTGCCAGGGAAATTTCATTAGATGCTTCCTCCTTCCGTCTGAGATTTCATTGCCACTACTTGCGCCTTGCGCTTGTCAATCTGATCTTGTGCATCCTGTATGTACTTTGGAAGTTCCAGGAACAAACACATCAGATTAAGTTGCTGCTTAAGTATCGCTGCCATTGTTTTCACATCTTCCGAAGGCTTATCGAGTGGGAGGGATCTAAAATTCTGAATCGCCTCTTCCCTTAAACCATTAAATAGCGCCAGCACCGGCTGGAACTCCTCCCGACCCCACATTTCCTTGAGGGACTCCTTGTACGGGATTAACTCCCCCACTGTTTTGATTTCCATTTCCTGCTCCTCCCCCTGCTGAGGGTTGTTGAGTTGCCATCTGAATAATCGGTCCCAGGTCTGGAAGTACTGTTTCCGTATTATCCTTGTTAAATGTACGCAAGATAGATTGCATCATCGCTCTTGCACCAAGAAGCTGTTCCAGATACAGTTTCTTTAAAGGCTCTGGTATTCCTTGGGTCATAATTGCTTGAATCATTTGTGCTTCTTGCTGGTAGAAACGATCCACGCGATCACTTAGGAGAATGTCATTCTGCCGATCAAGTTCCTTATTTAAAGCTGCCGAAGCTGGTCTGAGGCGAAGTCCTAGTGTACCACTCTTGTACATATCCAGTGCCTTCTTAAGCTTTTCCGCCTGTGTACCGTATTTCTTGAGCTTGTCTCCTATACCAAAGTTCGCATACATCGTAAGTAATTTAAGCCCTAACTTGACATGTGCGGCTCGCATATCAGCAGTACGTAGGTTATTGCGGTTATTAGCTTGTGCCATCACCATGCTAGTACCTGCCGCACTATAAATCCCACGCTTCGGATTTACAATTCCACCGCCAGCACCACCTATAGCCGGGTCTACACCTACACGCTCCTTAGCAATACTAATCTGAAAAGCGTCAGATTCATTGTTGTAGCCCATATCAGTGCCGGATTTGATATACTCAAGCTCATCCTTCTTTGCCGGAACCACAACACCTGGCATCAAGTCCAGAAGCGATCCGAGCTTCGACTCAGGATCAGCTCTCCACACACCAAGCATCGCCATGTTACGATTGTTAGTACGCCAGTTATTATTGTTTGAAACTTCCTTCTGCGCAATGTGCAAAAGCTCAGCAAACCCTGTTCCAAGATACGACTCGTCATCATACGCGAGTTTCATATCCTGATAAGGAATCATGTTCTTTGGATAGTTGTTAAAAACTATCCACAACACCATCTTATCACGCTTGGAGTACTTAGCTTGGAAGGCATACTCAGTACCAGAGATAGTATAATTGAACCACAGGTTATAAATATACCATCTCGCAGCGCCTTTATCCACGCCGCCGTCAGAAATCCCAGACTCCTCATTAATCTCCCGCTCCATTTCAGTTTCTTGCACAGCATCAGGAGAAGCGAGCAGCTTGTCAATATCTTCCTGTTTGTAGTATGGAGACTTGTAAACCAAGTCCTGAAGCTGCCATACATCCAGAGACTCCACGTGTCCATACATCTTCATATCTTCGAGCCGCGGTTTATTAGGCTCGAAGATGAATCTATTGAGTGGAAGAATCTCAGGCTTCGGACCATCAATTACTGTGTACTTTTTAAATTCACTCGTAACAGGGGCTTTTGGATCTTGACCACCATCTCTGTAAACGGCTTCCATCCTAGTCTGGTATTCATATGGAGTAATGATGATACCAGTACCGTATTTGATGGCAGAATGAAATGCTGATTGCTCGACACGATACAAGTCCAATTCATTAGGATCATACGCCATATCCATGAGAAACTGTTGTGTGATCTGTTTAAGTTCCTCACCATCCTTAGTAGGCAAATCACCACTAATCGTGGCAGCCCACAGCGGATCATACATCCAGATACCACCCATTACACGTGCTAGAAGCTCATCAGAGTACGTACCAATAATGGGAATAACCATATTAGCAGCGCCCTCCCAAGGCCAGGAAACTTCCTTGTTCTTGGGACGCGCCTTATACAGTCTAACATACTCAGGCAATTTCTCAGTCCTAAAAGTCTCCAGCCGCCGATCAAGATGATCCACTTTGTCAATAATAAACTGACAAAGCTCTTTATAATTATCCTCCCCTAGCTTCTTCTCATCCGCTAGAAGTGTCAAATCATTAACTAATGTAGGCGGCTGGTATGGCATTTTAAGCTACTTTCTTAGTTTGAAGAAGGATCTTTAGAAACCAAAAGCATCAACGAAGATGCAAGCGAAGTCAGAAGCGTAACCCACGTTCCTGTCCCCACTTTACCAAAATCCACGCCCTGGGCTTGTAAAACACCCAGCACAGTAACTGAGAAAGTAAGCAATCCTACAACCGTAGTCTTAGGATGCGCCACCACATTATCAAGCCACTGATTCATATCCGCTCCTTTACCATTTCAGATGTTGTGAGAGTATATCACCGATTGCTGCTATGATCCCAACGATGATAACCCATTGTAACTTGTTTAGGCCAGCAGCGGTGTTTTCGACTCTGTCCAGTCTAGTAAGGACTGGCGGATTCTCTTTACCATTCCCTGTGTACATATCCGTCTCCAACCTGTCGATTCGCTCTTCGATCACCATTACAAGCTCCTAAGCCACAGCGGCCTGCATCCGCTTCAAATACTGCGCCTTCTGCTTTGCCAGGAAGTCTCCAATCTTCTCCTCTGACACAGTATCAAACTTCCAAATCTGCGGGCCATAGCTTAGTACATCCAGTAAATCAATCAGGCCCTTCCGCTGACCAAAGTTTTCTGCTTCTTCTTTAAACTCCGCGCAGTTATTAACATCCAACCAAAGTTCCTTAGCTTCGATTGTAGGAATGAAGTTCTCAATCCTCTCTGCCTTCGCTCCTGCTGCATTGCTGCTCTTCAGTGGCTCAAACCTTATGCCAGCAATCTCTGGTTGTACGTACTTGTAATCCGTTACAAACTCGTTCAAGTGATAAAGCAAGTACTTCTGCGAGGCCACCGCTTCTACATATACTACGCGCAGCTTCCACTTCACTGCCATGAAGAAAATCTGCTTTACAAACTCCTTAATGGGACAAGCCTTAGCCCACTGATCCAGGAGATAAACTCTACGAGGATCACGAGAGACGCCAGTAACAGCGATAGCATGACGACAACGGCCGTCTTTACCAACGTCTTGTCCAAGATGTGATCCTCCGTGGTTAGGATCAACTGTCATGTAACGATCTATGTTACGTGGAAAAATGTCTTTTTCTACATCACCTTCGGCTACATGATGCCGAATCGTGATTCTGTACTGCTGCGGCTTGGCTACACCAAAGATACGATACGCCATCTCGCTTTCTTTGGGAATTGCTAGTGCACCTGTTACTTTCTCGAAGTGGAAGTAGCGTAAGTCTGCGAGATTTATCTTCGCCTTAGAGGGATCAATAGGATAATTGAGGAACTGACAACTAAAATGATAGCTGCCAAGACGACGCTTCCATCTAAGTAACTTCTCACGGGTAAATGCCTCTGGAAATATTGGCTCACCGAAAGGATGCAGAGCACAACAACCACCGAGTGCACTGTGAGTCGTCCAAGAAAAGTAAGGTTCTTCTTGACGAATGTGAGAATTAAGATCATCATGACTCCATCTATTACCTACTACGATTTCATCAAAATCTCTGCCTGGATTGTTCGGATCGCTATCCGTTGCACCAACCAGAATCTGATGGTAGTCAATGGTGTCAGCCATAACAATCGAGGACTTACGTGCTTCTCTACCCACCAAATCATCCTGCACGACCACGTTATAGTGGCGAGATTGAAGAGCAGCGCCAACACCAATAAAGTCGAAGGTTCCTTCACCCTGTCCGCGGCCTGCTGGAGTTCTGCGTTGGTGTAGTGATTCATTCGTCCACGTTTCCTTCTCTGTCGGGATTATTTCTGGAAACAAGTACCTGAAGAACTCAGTATTCTGATAGTGGTTCGAGATTCTAGTACCCAACTTGATAGCGTTCTTGATTGTCTCAGAAACAAGGAGGATACGGATATCTTGTGAGTGTGTCCTACGCATCCATTCAACATAGAGATCAGAGTACCCAACGTTACTAAAGAGGTCTTCTTCCCTGTGACCAAAAGGTAATGCTCTCCAGATCGGAAAAGCTTCGGAGTACACTGTGCTTTTGAAGTGGTCACGTGGTATCTCGATTCCTTCTTTGAGTCCATCCTTCATTACTGTAAGACACATTTGGTAGTGCAGGTTCTTGGCTTTATCAGGATTCTGCGAGAAGCGTGACTTACCAAGCACTACAGTAGCGAAGTAGTACAAATCCATCAGCGCGTTCATTTTGTAGGCTACTTTCTTAGTTTCCCGATCTGAAATCGCATCAGGTGGGACTAGATTGTAACCTAAGATCGTAGAACGCGGTACGAAAGTATTACCCGTCTCTCCTACTTCGAGAGCGCGGAGAGTATCTCGTACCTTTTGTTCTACTTCACGCTGAGAAGACACTTTTCACCTTTACGAAGTGGCGCCACGAAGCGCCGCCACTTCCTCTGAGATACCATTAACGATGGTGCTAGCAGGAATAAAGAGTGGCTTTTTGAGGCACTGGATGTTCAGTACAGCGGCGACAGGATCGTAGGTGTACTGAAAAGTGAAGCTGCCATGCTCTACTGTACCAATGTTTCCCTCTATGTCGATGCCTATGTCCTGCTTGATCTTGGCAGCGAAAGCACTAAACATAGTGGGAGTAAAAGTATTAAATGTCTGCATTTGTAAAGCCATGCGAGTTCTCCTTCCTGATTAGAGGAGCGTACCTGTAGAGGCTTGGGTGGTGACGCTAGTAGGAGAGATACTAACTGCTGTGGCTCCCGGAGCAGGAATTGCATTCAGCGTGGCTACGACGGCGCTGATGTAGTTCTCGATGACTTGGAGAGTGGGAGTCGAACCGTACTGTTGCGTATACCACTGCACGAAGACGGGTTCGATTTCCTGCACAGCCATTGAAAGCTTGGCAGCGCCGGTGCCAGACTGTGCACCAACTGCTAGGGCAAGACCTTCAGCCTTCACTACAGCACCCACAGTCAGATTATAGACCGCAGCAATTCCAGGAAAAGCCACATCAATGATTGGCTCAGCGGCTACTGCTGCGTTAGTAGCAATAGGGAATACCTTCTTGAGAACTGCCCCGATATCTGAGAGAATTGATTTGAAAGATGCCATCGTAAGCTCCTTAAAGTTCGTTAACAGTTGTGTCGTAGTGATCCCAGTTTACACCGAGTTCAGCAGCTACAGCTTTCTCTACGACTGTAGCAAACTTATGCTCTTCATAGTACGGTGCGGCGGAATCAAAACCGGGTTCGTCAAAGTTTCCAGGCATTCTATTAGCTTCAAAGTCCTTGTCAAATGCTGTGATGCTTTCTTCTGAGATGCCGTGTTTCAGGCAGAGGTACATTTCTACTAGTTCGTGAAGTGCTACTAAAAACTCGTAATCCCTGTTCTGCATCTCAGAGACTCTAATCTCATGGCGCGTGGGGAAGACTTCGCGCCCCGGCTCCTCCCAGTAGTCCCCAACTGTAGGGTAACGCTGCTCCGCGTGGGGAATTGTATCAATATATATGTGCAGCGACATGACTACATTCCTTCGGGGCGTTTGTGGAGGCCGACAGCAAACAGAAGTGATGCCAAATCATCAACATGCAAACAATCGCACAGGCAAGCATATTCGTTTAGCTGTTGGACTACAGCAATACTGCCGTTACAGTAATCATTTCCCGGCACCGCGCTGTACAATACACCAAAAGCTTCTACTTTACCGTCAGTGCTAAGCCTAACGAGCTTGTCACCATTCTTAGCTTCGCGTCCGTTTCTGTAGTGCATATATTCTCCTTAGTTCGCGGGCTTGTTTAAGTCAATTCCGGCGAGAAGCGCCTCGGCTTCAAGCTGTGCAAGTGCTTTCTCTTGATCGGTTTGGGAGAGGGTGTGGGAGTTTGAAAAGGCTTCGTTTGCCTTTACAGCCTCTATTGTGTGAGCACCAAATGGCGCAATGAAATCACCGTTCTCATCAAGCTGTGGCGGAGCCGCTGTTGCTGTGAGCGCGGCGATGATACCCTGTGAGGCTTTATCGTACTTCTCAAACTCAAAGTGATCCACCGGCTTAATCTCTGCACGACTGATTTTAGCAAAGGTTCCCTCCCTGTCTAGGAGGTCTTGTGCTACCTGGGTCTGGTGTCTACGCTCGGCGAGTGTGATAGCAGGACGTTGGAGTTCTTCCATCAGGCAGCGTAGGGCAGGAGGGAGGGCGTTAGTGAGAATTTCCTTACGCTGTTCTTTGATTACTGAGAGTTCCTTGTCCCAGTCTATAATAATGCCGTGCGTGAGCTTCGCTCGCACTATGAGATAGTCGGGCTGTTTTTTGAGGTAGCGTAGGCGTGGCACAGAGATACACAGCATAGCTGCACTAGCAGCTTCCGAGAATCCTGCATTCTCCAGGCGCACTATAGTCTCAAAACGCTTCTGGGTTTTGAACTGCTTCCCAGCAGAAGGCTTCGGACCTAGGGCCGCGGTGCCGGTGTTCAGCGTGCCGCCATAGTGGAGAGTGTTCGGAAGCTTTGTAGGAGCGGTTGCCATTTATATATCATCTCTCTGTGCACAAGCTATCGCGGCGATCTCATCGCATGGGCGCGGTTCAGTAACACCGCTGTACAGTTCTAGATGCCGAAGTAAAGCACGCCGCAGCGGACTAGGCTCGGCGTACCGCGTATATTCGTGTGAGCCATTCACAATCGCCGCTGCTGTATCATCTGGCTCGGAGATACACATCTCGCCCATGCTTCAAGACTACCACGCTTCTCGCGGCGTGTCAATAGCTCAGAGACTAATTCTATAGCGAAAAATAGCTAGGAGGAGGACGTATACACCTGCCTCCCAGAATTCCCTCGC